TATGAGAAGTCTAATTGGCCATCTCATTTTAATAGTAAGAATGGTAATGATAAAATGGCTGAAGCCCGAGTCTGGTATACAGGAGTGACTCGTGCTAAGAAGACACTTCATTTACTAGCAACAAATCATGAATTTTATTTTCCCATGGGTAAAATATTTTCTAACTATAAAAGGAGTATAGATGACGAATAAAAATATATTTGATGAATCGTTTCCACAAGATAGGCAGGTAGGAGGATCTCATTACAAAGATAATTTTAAAATACAACCTTACGAATTTATATCAAAAAATAACCTCAGCTTTTTTCAGGGTTGTGTTGTAAAATATGTTTGTAGGTATTTGTTTAAAGGAACTGCAATTCAAGATTTAGATAAAATTATTCACTATTGTGAGTTGGAAAAATTAAAATTAAAAGATGATGATAAGAAAAGTAAAAAAAATAATAGTTAAACTAAGAATGTTGTATGCCGATATTCGAGGCCATCACGGTAAAAAATGGGACTACGAACCAGGAGAATGGTATATGGGAAGACACACTAAAGATAAAAAGAAAAAAAAATGAAAAGATATATACTTAAAAAAATATATCATTACTCAACTTATTTAACGAGTTGGTCATGGCAAAAACTATATGGCAAACGAACTAAAAGAGGAGAGAAGTAATGAACTTAAATATTACAAGAATAATTAAAAACTGGTCTTATTCAAAAAATATAAAATACACAACAAATTTTGAAAAAAACAAAGCTTCTTTTGGAAGAAGGTTTGCTAGACAACCTAGTAAACCTGATCTATGGGAAAAAAGTTTTTCTGAATTTAATTTACGTCCTGAGAGGGAAGAATTAATGTATGGAAATTTACTTATGAATCATTATGAAGATAAAGCTTGTACACATGTACACAAAGATTTTGCTCCCGAGGGTTATGTACATGTAAGAGCAAATGTCATGTTAAAAAAACCTGCAATTGGGGGTGATATAATTATTGATGGCAAAACAATGTGTGTAGAAAAAAATGATTTGTGGTTAATATTAGCCTCTTTAGAAGATCATGGATCTACCCCTATTAAAAAAGGAGAAAGATTAATTTATTCTTTTGGAGCATTAATAAAAACAGAAAATATAAAAAATATTTTATTAAAGGAGATAAAATAATGGCTGTACCTCAAGAAGTAAATACTCGTTTTTTTGATAGAATGAAAAAACAAGGTTTGCAATTTAAAAATGTAGTAGATATTGGATGCTATATAGGAGCCTGGACAAAAAGAGTTAAACAATCCTACCCGGATGCAAACTATTATTTAATAGATGCTAATGATAAATTTAAAGAAGAATTAGAAAAACTAGGTACATTCCATTGTGAAATAATTTCAGAGAAAGGGGGAGATAGAAGTTTTCATTATTCAAAAGAAGAAAACGATCAAACAGGATCTTCGCTATATGAGGAAGCTTCTAATGTTCCCTTTGAGACTCTGGTTAAAAATACTAAAAGATTATCGGAAGTATTACCTAAAGATATTGATATGGATTTTATAAAAATGGATGTGCAAGGAGCAGAGTTAGAGATTATTGAAGGATCTTTAGATGTATTTATGAGAACTAAATTTGTGCAATTAGAATGTCCGGTTCATCCTAATAACAAAGGTGCTCCTCTATTTGAACATTATATTAACTACATGGCTAATTGTAATTTTAAAGTATTTGATATAAACAGTATCTTTTATAATGGAAAATTAATGGCAGTAGATTTTATTTTTGTTAATAAAAATTTACCTAAAGTAACCGATCTAGAACAAGAACAACTAATATATAATATCTAACACAGGAAAAATAATGGCTACAGAACTTACATTTACAACGACTGATAGTGACTGGACACCGCCCACTAGCTATCCTGATCTAAGTGATAGATCTATGATTGCAATTGACTTAGAGACTAGGGATCCCAATATTAAAAAAACAGGACCAGGATGGCCTACTAATGATGGAGAGATTGTAGGAATAGCTGTAGCTACAGATGGATTCAAAGGATACTTTCCTATAGCTCATGAAAGAGGAGATAATCTGGACCCAGCAATGACGATGAAGTGGTTTCAAAAAGTAATGGCATCAGATGCTGATAAAATTTGTCATAATGCTTCATACGATATTGGTTGGTGTAAAGCTTCTGGAATAAAAACAAATGGAAGAATTATAGATACTATGCTTGCAGGAGCAATCATTGATGAGAATAGAAGAGGATATTCTTTAAATGTATTGTCTGCCGAATATCTTGGAGAAATAAAATCAGAAGTTAAGCTAAGAGAAAAAGCAGAAGAATGGGGATTAGATGCTAAGGCAGATCTATGGAAATTACCTCCATCTTTTGTAGGAGAATATGCAGAACAAGATGCTGAACTAACTTTAAAACTTTGGAGAAAGTTTGAGACAGAAATTAAACTGCAAAATTTAACTTCTATTTTTGAAATGGAAACAAAACTTCTACCTATCTTAATAGAAATGCGTGAACATGGAATTAGAGTAGATATGGCTAAAGCTGAAGTAATGAAGAAAACTTTTGTTTTAGAAGAGAAGAAAAAACTACATGAAATCAAGGGTTTAACAGGAATTGATATGGATTTATGGGCCGCAACATCTGTGGCTAAAGCATTCGATGCAATGAAAGTTCCATATGATAGAACAGAAAAAACTAAAGCACCAAGCTTTACTACAAATTGGCTACATAACTGTACTCACCCATTAGCTAAACTTGTTAGAGAAGCAAGAGAGATGAATAAGTTCCATTCAACTTTTATAGATTCTATTTTTAGATTTGAACACAAAGGAAGAATACATGCAGAAATTAATCAATTAAGATCTGATAATGGTGGAACAGTAACGGGAAGACTTTCAATGTCTAACCCTAATTTACAACAGGTACCTGCGAGAAATAAAGAATTTGGAAAACAAATTAGATCATTATTCTTACCCGATAAAGAAAAACAATGGGGATCATTTGACTACTCACAACAAGAACCAAGATTAGTCGTTCACTATGCATCAAGTGTAGATTCTGGATTTGAAGGAAGCTATGAATTAATTAAAGCCTATCAAAACGAAGATGCAGACTTCCACCAAGTAGTTGCAGATATGGCAGACATACCTAGGTCACAAGCAAAAACAATTAACCTTGGATTATTCTATGGAATGGGTGCAGCAAAACTATCTCGTGAACTTGGAATTGATACAGAGAGTGCTAAACAATTGTTAAAAGAATATAATGCGAAAGTACCTTTTGTAAAACAATTAGCAAATAAGTGTATGTCCGTTGCAGATAAAAAAGGATGTATCGTAACTATAAGAGGTAGGCATTGCAGGTTTAATATGTGGGAGCCTAAGGCTTGGGGTGTATTCCAAGCAATGACAGAGCAGGAAGCTTTTTCTAAATACGAAATGCATCAATTAAAACGTGCAGGAACGTATAAGGCTTTAAATAAACTGATCCAAGGTAGTGCAGCAGATCAAACTAAACAAGCTATTATAGAGTGTTATGAAGTCGGCCACCGGCCACTCCTACAAATACACGATGAATTATGTTTTAATATAAGTGGAGATAAAGATATTGAAATTATTAAAAATAAAATGGAACATTGTTTAGATGATGTTCCAATGAAAGTTCCCTCTAAGGTAGATATAGCTTTAGGAGATAATTGGGGGGAAACAACATAGTGAAAAGAAAATATAATGGAAAAAAAAATAGATCCCAAAGATCCTACTTTAATGGTAGGACAATGTCCTCATTGTAAAACGGATACTGTTTTTAAAAAAACTAAACACAAGAATATCTTTCTCTGCAGAGTTTGTTATAAATCTGCGAAGCAGTGGAAGAACGGTAAAATACATTGGTTTAAAGTCACAGAGACTCACCCATATATTGATTATGTTTAACCCGCGTATAAATGTACTTCTAGATCGTTATTGTTTGAAGTAACAGCTTGCATATCTCTATCAATTAATTCTTTAACAATTACTTTGATTTTGTAAGATGTTTCTTGCATAGCATTAGTTACTCTGCCTTCTTCTAAATAAGTTTGATTCCAAGAAGACTCTAAACTAATTTTTTTAGCTAGTAGTACTTGTGTTGATTCCATCATTTTTTAACTCCTCATAAGTTACTAAACACAATTTAGGTTGAGTTAAATTTTCACTTTCAATTTTAACTTTACCTGTGTTTAATTCATGTATGAAACTAGGTATCACTTTTTCATCATTTTCTACACTTACTTTATGGTCTATATAAGCGCCTAAATAACGAGCTTGGACACGATATAATTTCATAAGATAATAATAGCCTATTATTGTTGTAAAATCAAGTATTTACGTTAGGGTTGACTTCCAGGCAATATACGTATCCTTCGGTAATTGTCAACTTATTTTTAGCATATGTTTCACGTAGAAATTGAGCTCTTTTTTTCCTTGCAAATAAACAGCTTTCTTTACCATTATAATAGATAAAAGGTTGATCTATAATGTTATAGCATTGTTCAAATGTGCTTTCTGCTTTAGGATCAATAAAACACATCATTCCAAATATAATAAAAGTTTTTATCATTTTTTACTTGATTTTATAATTAATAGCCCTTATATACATAAGATATGCAAACAAGAAGAGATAACTTAATATCAAAACTTAAACCTTTAGAACAAAAAGGTAAAATCAAAGTTAATTATGACACAGGGGAAGTTGAATTACTAGGAAAAAATCAAAAGGAAAATAAGGAAATTCTTAATAAATTTATGTTTAATGACCCTAAAACATGTCTTAATGTAATGCAAAAACTGTATAAGGAGGACGATAATGATAAATAGTAAAAGCTTATGTTTTAAAAGTTTTATAGCAAAAATAGATGAGGTACTTTCAAAGGTACATTCTAAGACAATTAATGGTGGGCCCTTGCAAATGAATGATGAAGAGTGGAATAATGCTAGAGATAGATTAATGAGTATAAAAGTTGGAGGCACTAACATGGCTACTTATCCAATAAACTTTCAAATGGCAGATCATTTAATTTTATCTGAAGTAGGATCTAGAGATAAACCAGAAAAAATTCATATAGATGAATACTTTGCAAAAATGAAAGGAAATAATTAATGACAGGGGTATATTTAGGTTTAGCTTTAATATTTGTTTTGGCTTTTCCAAAATTTATTTTAGCTGCAATTATAACTTTAATTGCTTTCATGTTTGGAGTATCATTTTGAATAAAAAAGATAAAGAGTTAGACAAACGATTTAAAAAACTTCAGTCGGATTGGCAAGTTAGTTTAACTAAGTTTATGAAAATATCTGATGATTTAAACGATGAATACAACGGTGAATACGGAGGTCTTACTCCACCAGGGATGACCGAGACAATGTTATTTGGACTTATGTGGCATGTTGTTAAAGAAAGAATAAAAAAATATTATCCTAAAAATAATTTAAATGCTGAACTAGAATTTGTAAGATCTATGATGAAAAGAATATTAAATGAAGATTATCCCCCTTCCTTATTTCACGAAAATGAAGAAGGTGAATTAGTACCTTTAAAAGAAGATAAAAAAATAACAATAAACTAGGAGAAAAGATGGACATAAATAAATGGAAAAGTGTTGCAGTTAAAAAAGAAACGCACACGATGCTAACGGCCCTTTGCACTATAAAAGAAAGAAATCCAGCAAGGATGATTTCTAAATTAGTAAATGATTACGTAGAGTTTCAAGCTAAAAAAGCTAAGAAAACTGTGGATTCTTTTAAAAAAGAACTGTTGCAAAAATCAAATGGTAGTAAATAAATTACATACCCTTTCTAACTGCCGGGCTATTAACTTATTAACAGCTAATCAGCCTGGTATTTATTTTCTCTTCAATAAAGAAAAAGAATTAATTTATATTGGTGAAAGTAAATTTCCAGTGTCTAGAATACTAGACCATTATTTTAAAGCTTATACATACACTCACCGAAGTGCTAAAGGAATTGGTCCAGTGTTTGACCACTTTAGAATTATAAGTTGTAAATCAGAGGACTCAAGAATTAGACAACATTATGAAAAACGTTGGATCCGTAAATTTAAATCTCTATTAAATTTTAATACAAAATGTGAAACCTATGACTTAGATTGGAAAGAGTTAAATGGGTTTATTTTAGTATTTGAACATTTCTTTAAAAAGGATATGACTTGGAATAAATACTTAAATGACGAAGTAATAAGTAAAAGACTTTTTCATAAGGAAAAAAGAAAAATATGGAGAAAAAAATATTATATAAAAAAGGGAAAATAACATGATGGATAAAGAACGATTAACTGCACTATTAAATAACAATCATAAGTGCTATGGCACAACAAACTTAATTTTAAACTCTAAGTTAGTTAAAGAACTAAATGGAATTATTAAAAAATTAAATGATGAAGTAGATATGTTGCTTAAACAAAAAGAATATCTGCAAGGTAAACTTCGTGAGAAAGAAATAAATCAATTAACTAAAACAACTGATGGAAGAGAGCTTATATGAAGGTTAATTTATTAAAAATAAATGCAGCTAAAAAATTTAATAGACTGATGGAGGAAACTCATGTCGCAACCTATTTATGGGACTCTTATAACCCTCTTGGTAAAATTTATTTAGGGTTAGAGAAAAGAGAAGAACGAGCAAGTTACAGAGATAAACTTTGTAGAACAAAAGCTAAGTTAAGAAAAACTTGGGAAAAAACATACGACAGAATAGGTAGAGGCATGATTGCAGATAAATTATTAAACTATGTGAAGGAGAGATATGCTAGGAAAAGAAAATAAAAAATACATAACGTGTTCGGGATGCAAAGGTAATCATTACCAGGACCTATTTGGAGAGACAGTTCTCTGCATGAGATGTAATGGAGTAGATAAATTCGATTACCAAGAGCCAACGGACACGGGGCACCATGAGCAGAGCTAAGGATATGAGAGGGCAGCTAGAGGAGTCTTTAGAGATCCTAGCACGTTCTTTAAGCTTACCTGATTACACTAAAGTTACCTCAATCATGACCATGATGTTTGTCGGACATACGTTTGAAATGTCTGATGACGGCTTTGAATTAATCAATTTAATCACTAAAACCCGTAAAAATATTAAAAAAGAAACTATTAAAAAAATAATAAAAAAGGGTAGACAAGGCAATTTAATTAGGTTAAACATTAAGACGCTAAAGAACTTTTAGTCCTTTCTTGTTCTTTAGTGTTTGTTTAGGTTAATACATCGTTCAACGGTGGTGTTCCTCCATACTTTACTACGGGCACCACCGTTGACTTTTATTCATAATACAACTAATTGTTGACAATACTATTTTATGAATATAGAGCTACATGAATCTAACCAACAAAGTCCTTAAATTACTCGGAATGAAATTAGCCACAGAGATGCTTAATGAACCTGTTCAATCAGAACAAAAATTGTTTAGGGCGATCATAACATTGGCCCTAGAGGACGTTTTAAACAACTCTCAGGGGCGTCACGAGGCTGTTGTGAAGGCAGAGGCCCATGATTGGTTTGTAGGCAATTCTGAGGACTACCAGAGGGTTTGTTATATGTCTGGGTTAGATGCTGATTGGGTAAAAGAACGGTATTTAAAAGCTTTGGACAGTGGGCAAATAACTTTTACTATGAAGCAACATTTACAAGTGAAGTATACTAAGCTATATGAAGATTTAAGAGCAGCAAAAGATACCGGCCACCGGAAACTCATTCAAAAAGAGATAGATGCCCTTAGACAAAAAATATTTAGATTATAACCCTCAAAAACTTCCTTTATGCGATTTATGTAAAAAGGAAAAGTCAATTATTGTCAATAAAAAAGTACTACAATGTGCTTCATGTGCTCTAAAAGCAATATCTCTGACATTCTGTGACAAGCCTGACAGAAAAAAAGCTAATGAAATCAACAAAAAATGATTTTGCAAGTTCCTACTAAGCTTATTTTACCTTTTTTATTTTTTTTATACGCTCAAAATGTGTGACAAGCGTGACAAGAGTGACAAAATAGACTATTAACATTGGTATACAACACTAATACTCTGTCACAAACTACTTTATTCTGTGACAGAGCCTGACAAGTGTGACAAGAACTATTTTTACTTGCGGAAAGACTGGGTTTTTGTAATTTAAGTAAACAAAAGTGCTATATATATCTTAGTAGGGACTTTCAACTTGTATGATTTGAGGATATATTATTGGAATGCCAAAAAAATCTAACCAATTAAAAACAGTTCATGAACTAACTCCTAAACAAAGAAAGTTTGTTGACGTGCTTGTAGCTAATTGGGGAACGATGAAAAAATCAGCTGCCGCAAAAGAAGCA